AGAATCTTTTTGTCCAGTCAATGATTTATTGATAAGTTTTTCTAAAATTTGAGTCATAATTTTATGGTTTAACAAATTAAAAAATTAATAGTAATTAATATGTTTATCTATAAACTCAACTTCACCTCTACCATGAGATTCCCAAGTCGGAATTGCAACAGAAATTTTCATAAAACTATCCAATCAGAACAATATAAATCTTTGGTATTATGTTGAGAGTATGATTTCCCAAACCAGTTTTTAGGTGCAATAATTTTTTTATTCATATCACTTTGCAACCAAGCACCCCACCAACTTAAAGTACTATTTGCAATTATAGCTCCAGAACATAAAGACATTAAACAAACATCAACATAGGGTATATAAGATCCATCTGGATATTTGTCTTCTGGAATAGAAATTGAAAATCTATCATTAGAAAAAATCTCTTGCTCTTTAACCCATTCCGGAGAATCTGAAAATACAATTACTGGAATATTATCTGGGAAATATTTAAGTGCCTCTTCATAATAAGATAAAGATTGTGGTGGATGTTGATCCGAACATTCAGTATAGGCCCATTTAAATCCTCTATCATCTAGACTAGGATCTCCTCTACGAACATGAAGAAATATAGGTATTTGATCAAATCTTTGCATCATTTCAATGCAAGGATTAAAAATTTCATCATGAAAGGTAAAGTCTTTGCGAATATCGTCTTCAATGTTTTTAAAATATTTTTCACTTTGAAAAAATCCAATAATATTTACATTATCTTCGCAATTATTAAATAAATTTTCATCAAAATGAAACCCTTCCTCGTAAATTACATTTTGAGAATTCATCCACCCTATAGTTCTATTTGTTTGCAATTTAAATGCTTCAATTAATCCATAATTATGTTGCTGAATTGTTCTACCAGCAACCGGAGGTATAGTATATTCATATTGGCGATTTGCTGCAATTCCCTTAAGGGCAGCATATTGGAACATTTGATTTCCAAATCTACCATTTCTACCAATTATATCACATCCAATCATTTTTCATTACCTCAAATACTTTAGCAATACCCTGTTCGATGGTAGTTTTTGGAATCCACCACTTTGTCAAATAAGTATCGGGTTTATTTTTTTTGTCCAATTGAACACTATCTTTTTCCGTAGATGGTTGCAATTTTATATTATACTTACCTATCAAATTAAATTGACCCTTAATAATATGAGCAATATTTAAAATACTAGTTGAATGATAACTTGTAATATGAAGATTATCCTCTGAAGTAAAATCCTCATAATTATTCATAATAATTTCCAGTGCCTCACAACAATCTTCAGCATAAAGAAATTGACGTTCTTCCTGCCCGTCCGTAAGCATATCAATTACACCAGTTTCAAATCCTTTACGAATAAAGTCTGTGATAACATGTGATTTTTCATGATCCCTCTCAATTCCATAAACATTCCAGAATTTAACAATAAGTCCATTAAGAGACTTAGTATACAGTTCACCAACATTTTTTAACACTCCATAAGGAGAATAACTCATATTGCTCATCTGAGATGATGCAAATACAAATCTCTTATTATATTTTTTAAGATATCCAAATGCATTTGCCATCAAACGGGCATTATTATCAATAAATTGGAAGGTGTGTTGATACTTTTTCAGATAACGAGAACCACCAACATCAAACGCAAGGAAAAAAACAAAGTCAGTATCCTTAATTACTCTATGAAGTTCTGGATTTGGGATAACTGTCATATCTTGGTGTTTTCCATTGACAACATCAAACTCATGAACAATATGTCCCTTACTGCAAAGATATTCCGTAAGATAGGCACCAATTTGCCCGCTGGAACCGAGTATTGTAATTTTCATAGTTATGCTATTAATTGACTACCGATTTCTGGATTTGTTGATTTGAGTCTCCAATAACTATCAAATTCTGGATCCTCTGGTGGAATATCACTTTCACCAACAATTCTTCCATTATGACATCCAAGACTTGCATGAATAAAATCATAGTTCCCTGAAAGAACTTCTTTAAATCCATCAAACTGATTGTCTAATCCTTCATATAGAAGTCTACCATTTCCATGGGTTTCTATAAACATTTCTTTAATTTTCTTTTCATCAACATATTTTTTAATTGTTTTTAGAACAGTTAGATCACTTCCTTGACAATCAGAATAATAAAGATCAATCTCATCTACTTCATTTTCTTCCAAGTAATCAAGTAAATTAATAGTTTTCACTTTGATTTCTTTGAGAACTTTATTATACTCACCAAAACTTTGAAATAACTCACTTCCGGCTCCTAGACTACTAGCAACTCGGTTATTAGTAACGAAGAAACGAGACTCACCAACTTGTTCAGAACAAGCCGCATTTACAAGAGTTACCCATTCAAATTGTGAGTATCTTCTATGAAGAGATTGAAAGATTTCTGGATCTGGTTCAAAAGCATAAACACTATCAAATTTATCAAACAAACTCCATAAAGACACGCCTTCATTAGCGCCAACATAAACTAAAACTGACATTTTAAGTACCTTTTATTCAAACAGTGACTAATTCTTTGACTACACTATCTTGATGTGCGTTGATTTGTTCAGAAATCCAGTTATAGGTTTTGCGAATTCCCTCTTCTAGACTTTGAGAATAATCCCATCCCAGTTTTTCACGAATGAGATCGTTATTGGAATTACGTCCACGAACTCCCAGAGGAGCATCCAACTTGTGTCTTCTATTTACTACTTTTCCGGAGACTTTTGCAGCAGTATCGACAAGTTGATTAATAGTCACCATTTCTTCCGAACCAATATTCACTGGTCCAATAAAATCAGAATCCATTAATCTACGAGTTGCTTCAATACACTCATCAATGTAAAGGAAAGAACGAGTTTGTTTTCCGTCACCCCATACCTCAATAGTACCACCACTTTCTGGAAGTTCTGCTACCTTACGGCAGATTGCTGCGGGTGCTTTTTCTCTTCCACCTTCCCAGGTTCCTTCTGGTCCGAATATATTATGATATCGAGCAACACGTACAGGAATATCATAGTTGCGATGATAAGCAAAGTAGAGACGTTCCGAGAACAGTTTTTCCCAACCGTACTCAGAGTCTGGATTAGCTGGATATGCTGATTCTTCACGACAATCTGGATTATCAGGATCAAGTTGATTATGTTCTGGATACATACATGCTGATCCAGAATAAAAAATCTTGGTAGTATTTATACCTTTGAAGTCATTAAACTGACGAACAGATTCAAGTACATTTAAATTGATGGTACAAGAATTATGCATAATGTCTGCATCATTCTCACCAGTAAATACAAATCCTGCACCACCCATATCAGCAGCAAATTGATAGATTTCATCAAATGGTTGTAAGTATTGAGAAGGGACAAAATGATAAAAGTTTCCCAGATATCCCTTAAATCGAATCACTCTTTCGACAAAGTTTAGATCACGAAGATCTCCCTGAATGAATTCATTTGCTTCTGTTTTTGAAAACTCCGGTTCTTTTAGATCTACACCACGAACCCAATAACCTTCGGATCGTAGTCTTTTTACCATATGGCTTCCAATAAATCCACCGGCACCCAAAACAAGTGCTATTTTTTGATATTGAATCATAGTTTATTTTAATAAAAATGTTTACTCTTGCTCCCAAAGCAAACCGTCTACCTCTGACTTACACCCGGTCATTTTTATCAAATTCAAAAAATTCTCCGGGATCAATTCCAGTTTCATAGATTTTTACTGCTCTATAGTAATATGGATTATTAGTTTCGTCAACTGATTCCATATATTCTTTAATTTTTTTCCAATTTTCGTAAATATAAGAATCCATTAGCAATCATACAAATATTCTTCTAAACGAATTAAAAGTTTTTCTACTTCTTCAGTATCTGATACTCCATCATTTTTTGCATAAAAAATATAATCATCTAAAGTTACAGTTAATAACTCTATATCACTTTTGGAAAGATTTGGGGATTCCCAATTCATCGAATTTCAAACTCCATTTTACGAACTTTACGATTTGCTCTTGCATTTTGCCAAGCAAGTTCTTCTTCTGTAAAATAAGAAGAAAATTGTTTTGCTTTCATTGAGTTTAACATTACTACCTTAGATAAGTCAAGTGCCGTAATCTTATCACCAACAACAGTTACCATATTATTACATCCGCAGCATTTAGTTTGCGTAGGATGACTTTTAAGTTCTGTATTGCAAAGTTTACAACGTACTTCAATCATTTTACTATTCTCCATTATTCTAAAAAGGATCTTAACATCCAAACAAATTTACCATGAGTTTCTATAATACTCTGAACTAAATTTGAAGTTGCATACAATTTTTGCGTATCTGCTTCTTCCGAAACATCAGTAAAAATATCACACAATTTCATATTATCATCACGCAATTCACCAATCATTGTTTCGGCATTAGCTGAGCTATTAGCTTCATTAATTATAGAAACTTCTACTATTCTAGTCAATGTACTTACTGGTTTCATACCCAAATACCTCATATGTTCGGTAAGAGTATCTATCTCTTCAAACATAGTTTGATATTGCTCACCAAAGAGTGTATGAAGTTGTTGAAAATCTGATCCAACAACATTCCAATGATAAATCCAAGTTTTTTGAAACAAAATAAAAAGTGATGCTTGTGCATCACTCAATTGTTTGAATAATTTTTCCATTAGAAAGATTTTTATATATTTATAATGGCAGAGGAAGGAATTGCACCTACGACCTTCAGGGTATGAACCTGACGAACTGCTACTGTTCTACTCTGCTTTGAATTCTCTAAAAGTTTAGAGTAAGCGTGATCACGGATTTGAACCGAGGAGATCTCCTTGGAAGGGAGGAATGTTACCACTACATCAATCACGCAAATATTATAAGATAGAATAATTCTATTTACAATATCCTACCACGAAATTACCTCCGCTTGATTTTCTTTCGGACAATCCGAAACCCAAGAACCACATATTCTTATTTCACCACCAAGTAATTCTTGTGCTTTACTACCATCAGGTTCTTTTTGAGAAAAATATGATGGACTTATTCTAACACTTCCATCATCTCCTGTCAATCTTTCATATTTTTCAATTGCTTTATCTACATCTCTTTTGATCCGACGATCTAAAAGAATTGGATCAGTAATAATCCAATCATTTAAAAGTTTTCCAGGAAGTTTTCTTTGAACTTCATCTACAACATCATAAAGTCTTTCTTCTGGAATATTGGTGCATTTAGAAAGTCCAGTTATAATTGAAGTAAAGACAATTCCAATGATTGCGTATTGAAAAATACTTTTTGATTTTTTTCCAAAGTTAAAATTCATAAAAAAGAGAAGATGGCCAGTCTTCTCATATTTATTCAACTATCCAGATACATTTTATTTGCGTATCGATAGGCAAAATCAGTTCTTGCTCCATGATGACCCCAACGTATCCACTTACTTGCATAGTACATATATTGATCAATAGATTTACCAGGAGTTTTCATTCTTGGTTCAATCATTTTCCAATCACCTTCATTCAACATATAGTTAAGTTGAGTATCAAGTGAAGAAGCACTGGAACCTATACGAGCAGCGTGTCTTCCTAAACCATTAAATCGAGTGGAATCCGTCCACTGAATCAATCCGTATCCACCGCTTCCACAGGATTGGTAGGAAACTCTTGCCCCACCTTCACAGATATTAGGAACAAAATCTGATTCCTGTTTGATATTGCCCATAATGGTGGCAAGAGCATTCTTATCTTTGATTCCTTGTTTTTGTAAGTAACTCAAAGTATAAGTTTCGGTATGATTACACCCTTTACATTTCCAAACCGTTTCTGTTTTTTCGACCTTTGTTTCTTGTTCTGCAATATTCGGTTTTTCTGGTTTGGATTCTGCTTTTTTTAGATAGTCTTGAATTGTCAACTCTAAACTATCTTGTGAAACTGCTAGAGGTTCATTCACTGGAAGTAATAAAGGTGAATTGAAAGCAGTTAAGGCAGACACTGAGAAGGCTGTAATTGTTGAAAATAGCATTTAAATTAATAGAACTCGGCATCCGTATAGAAGAGGGGTACACCCAACTCCCGAAGGGCATCTTCCACGGCTCTAAATCGCACTCAAAATCTAATTATAAAAAAACAATCGTTTTAAGGATTGTTTAAACATTATATTTCATTATTTAGGGTATGTCAAGTATAATCTTTAATCTAATAGTTTAGTAAAAAATATTTTCAAACATAAATAAAATATATAAAATAAAAATATTTCTATGGTATGGAAATATAATGAAGAAGATTTTATTGACATTCCAAAAAATATGGAAGGTTTTGTATATCTAATAACAAATTTAACTAATAATAAAAAATATATTGGCAAAAAACACTTTTGGACCAGGCAAAAAGATAAAAAAACTGGAAGAAGAAAAAAGAAAGAAAGTGATTGGAGAAATTATTTTAGTTCCTGTGATGAACTAAAAGAAGATGTAAAACTTTTAGGTAAAGATAAATTCTCAAGAGAAATACTTTACCTATGTCCTCATAGGAAATCTATGAGTTATTATGAAACTATGGAACAATTCAAAAGAGAGGTTCTAATGACTGATGATTATTATAACACAAATATTGAAGGTAAGTTTTTCGTAAGTGAAAGAACAAATATATATGAAATAGTTTTAAAAAATAATAAGTACAAAGAAAATAATTAATTTACTTTGATGGTGGTTCTATGGGTACTACTGTAAATTTTCCTCTTTTGATTGGTTTTGGTTTTCTATCATCTTTTGCTATTTTTTTTGATGGTGATGCTCCAGGATCTCCACCAGTAACTGTAGTAACTCTTGAATTTGGTTTATCTGCATGAGGACCAATTATAGGAACTGTTCTTGATATTCTTCTATATCCTCCTTTTTTTGGAGGAGGAACATCTGTCCCTGGTTTTTTTATTTTGTCCTCTGGAGTTTTAAATTTTTCATCAGGCCCATAACCACTTCTATCACCTTTTTTTCCCGAAGGTGGTTTTGGTTTGGATGGTTTCATCATCCAACTAAACTTAGGACCACCTTTGTATCCCTCTCCACGTTCTACTATTTCTTCATTTATAATTTCATCTATCCACACATCACTCATATTTTCAATAATAGTATTTGCTCCATCTTCAGTTTCGGTGTAATGATTTGAAATTAAATATTCTAATACAATATTATAAATCTCATACTCTTGCTCTGCTTCCATAATAGCATCTTCATAAATCTCATATACTTCATTCCAAGTATAATCAGATAAATCATAACCTTCATTTAAAAGTCCATCTACCCACATCTCAAATGAAGATGTTACAACACCTCTACCAATACCCAATTGCTCCATCTCTCTTGGAGTTAGAGTTCCTGCAGCCATTGCGCTTGCTTTTGCTCTTTGTAATTCTCTATCTGAACCTTCCACCTTAGCAGGATAACCACGCAGTTGTACTCTTGGTTTGTCTCTTACCGAACCCCTTCTTGAGGATGCAAGACGAGTTAAGGTTTTGCTCTGCTCTTCTTTTCTCTTCTTACGGTCTTTATCAGACTCATGAGGTTTGAACTTAATGTAAGGATCTTCAATACGTCTTTCTGCTGCTGCAATAGTTCTATCTACACTACCAGAACGTTGAGCCGCTGCCGCATTGGATCGTCTTGCAAGTTCTTTACGAACTTTTATTTCACCTTCCTTACCAAGTTCTTTTCTCATTCTAGTTGCTTCATCTAGTTCATACTCTTCGTTATATTCTTTGTTCTTAACTGCTGCGATTGCTTCTTTTCTTGTCATTCCAGATGCAATCATTCTTGCAATCTGTACATCTGCAAAGTCATTGTCACCATCTTGGTCTTGGTCTACTTTTTTCTTTGCTTCATAAATGCTGTTATAAGCATCTGCAATGTCTCTAATTGTTTTTATAGAAGGCCACTGATAAGAAGATGTTACATCTGAGTTTTTAATCTGTAATGCTTTTTTGAGTCTGTCAGACATTCTAGAATCACTATTATTAGTAGAAGAAGTAGAAGGAGTAGGAGGAGTGGAAGCAGCAGGAGTAGGAGGAGTGGAAGCAGAAGAAGTAGAAGAACTAGGAGAAGAACTAGAAGGAGTGGAATCAACACCTCTATCATTATCAGCAGATAATCTTGTTCTTATGGTTTCATAACCAGCTTGTCCTGGTTTTACCTTTGCAGCAAGTGTTGGATTTGCTCTTGCAAATTGATCCATTGCAGATCCTGCACCTGTTGCAGGAGTAGGAGTAGGAGTAGGTTTAGGGGTAGAAGAAGGAGCAGTAGGAGTAAGTCTAGGAGTAGGTCTAGGGGTAGATCCAGAGGTAGATCCAGAGGTAGATTCAGGGGTAGGTCCTGGTGGTGTTTCTGGTGGTTTTTTTGGTAGTTTTGTTTTTCCGCTCAACAAATTTTTAGTGATTTCTTGACCGATTTTGAGAGTTTTCATCCTAGAATTTCTTGCCGCAAGAGCATCATTATAATTTGCATAATACTTATTATCAGATGAGGATTTATATTTAGTTTTATTTCTTGCTGCATTATTTTTTGCTGCAATTGCTGCAATTGTTGCATCATGTCTTACATTCGCTGCATTAAGAATGTCATATACTGGATTACCAGAACCTTTAGGTTTGGGAGCATTAAAGGCAGGATTATACACAGCATAAGTCTCATACATATCTTCCCAGGTATATCCACTCAAATCATATCCTTCACTCAAGAGTGAATTCACCCAGTTCTTAACTTCTTCTTGATGAGCATAAACTGCCACATAAGATTCAGATAAACCTTTATACTGTTTACTATTCATTTTTTTAAAAATACTTTTTAGTTATTTATAAAAACTATATTATTTAATGGACTTTTTCCAATACTCATAAAGACTTATATCTACTTCTTCTTTTTTTATTTTTTCAGAATTATTAGTAAATTTAAAAAGATATGGTTTAACAGCAGCAATTTTTTCTGTAAAGTATTCAGCAAGTTCGTCCCAAGTATAATCAGATAAATCATAACCTTCATTTAAAAGTCCATCTACCCACATCTCAAAATCTGCTTTAATTGTTGGTTTTTGTTGTGTTTCGGTTGCTCTAAAAGACCTTGCTCGCACTTCACCAGACTCCCCTCTTGGTTTTACCATATGCGTTTTAACTTCAACTCCTGGAGTGTTTTGAACTGCATTGAGTACCTTTTTGGCATCATCATACATATGAAATTTTTTATATCCGTGTTTTTTTGATAATCTTTCAAGTGTATCTCTTTTCTTTACTCCTACATTACTACCTTCAAGATTACCTGTACGATGAACGTGTGTGTGACCACTACCAGTTGTATTAGGATTAATTTGAATACCATACTTGAGAAGATATTTTGCAAATGCGGGTTGATCGTCCATATCGCTACGAGCCGTCACAATATGAGTATCATAACCTCGTGCTTTTTGTCTATTCAAGTGTTTAATCATTTTTTTCAAAGGTTTTGCTGATTGTCCAAAAACTTTTGAACTTCTAAACTCATCAAAATTATAATGATGACCTGATTCTTTTTCTTCATCAGAGAACTTATGATCATTAAATTCTTGATTACTTAAAGTCTTTATTGTATTTCCGTCTTTATCGTGAATATGAACTTTAACCTTTGAGTGATCGTGACCAAATAAGGTCTCATCCATATCGTACATATGTGCCGTTGTTTTTCTTCTAGTTCCTCTTGCCTTCTCTTCAATATATTCCTCAATTAATGAATTTTTAAAATCTTCACTAAATGCTTCATACATTGCTTTTGCATTTTCATAAGTTTCTGAAAAATCAGCAGCAATCAACATCTCAATAATGTAATCATAAGCATCTTCATAGTCAAATGATTGACGAAGTTGCTTCATTGCATCATCTAGTTCAGATGCTCTATTTCCAAGTTTTCCAGCAATACCTGTGCTTGTACTTTTTGTAGTTGGTGTTTGTTGTTTAGCAAGTGGGTTTTTAATACCAAGTTTTGGATGTCCAAGATATCCATCACCCGGTTGACCACCTAAAACTTCATCAATCTGCCCACCCTCTGGTTCAAATGAATTTGCCATTGCTTGTTTACGAATCGTAGCAAAATAAACTTGTTTTCCTTTTTCTGGTCCATATTGCTTAATCATACTTGCTTTCATTCCACTTTTATCATACTTTTTTTTAAGTTTTGTTTCTTCTTTTTTTTCAGTGGAAGTCATTTCTCTTTCTACTACATACTCTTCCTTCTTTAAAAAACTTGGAAGTTGTGGACCTGTTTTTTTTAATCTCTCCTTTCTTCTTCTTGTTAATTCTTCGTCTGCCTTTTTTTGAAACTCTGTTTGTCCAGCAACATCAGGATGTTCAGATGCTCGTCCTTCGATATAAAGTCTAGACATAATATTCCTAAGTTTTAAAAGTATTTATAAAAAAAGGCATTACTGCCTCTAATTTTTATAGTTTAAAACCAGAAAAAGCATTATTTTTCAAATCTTGTTTAATTCCACCAACTAAATATGAAGAATTTTCTGTTTCTTGTGGAGCTACTTGAACTGATTTTGAATTAATCCAATGTTCTGTCCAAGGTAAAGGATTATTTTTAGCAGCAATATCATACTCAGGTTTCATTCCAATTGCTTTCATACGACGATTTGCAATCCACTCTACATAATTATTTAATAACTTATCATTCAATCCAATCATAGAACCATCACAAAAAAGATATTTTGCCCACATTTTTTCTTCATCTACACAAGTTTTAAATGCGTATCTTACCCATTCCTCCTCTTCTTTGGCAATCTTTTGCATTTCTGAATCATCTCCTTCACGCCACTTATTGAGGATGTTTTGAGTAATGACAAGATGCTGATTTTCGTCTCGTGAGATGAGAGAGATAATTTTAGCGGATCCTTCCATAAGTTTGAGTTCACCAAACGCAAAGCTGCAAGCGAACGAGACATAAAACCTGATACCTTCGAGAATGTTGACATTTGCGATTGCACGATAGAGTTTTCTTTTTAATTCTTTTCTTACATCAGCACCATAAGGAACTCCTTCATTTGCAAAAGTCCAATCATTTGAAGAACCATATGAATATGCTGAATTTATAAAATCATCATAAGCACTTGTAACTGATGATGCTCTTTCTAAAATCTTTTCATTATTTAAAATAGCATCAAAAACTTCTGATGGATCTGCATACACATTTTTAATAATATAAGTATAAGAACGTGAATGGATCATTTCCATAAATTGCCATGCTGTCATACACGCTTCTAATTCTGGAAGTGAACAATATGGAAGAAATGCCATTCCAGGACCTCTTCCTTGAACACTATCAAGCATAATTTGATACTTCAAGTTAGAAGTAAAAATATGTTTTTGTTCTAATCTTAAAGTTTGATAATCTGCACGATCTTTTTGTAAAGAGACCTCTTCTGGTCTCCAAAAAAATCCAAGTTGTTGTTGTGTAAGTTTATCGAAAACTGGATATTTATAGGAATCATATCTTTGAATACCAAGTGGTTTCCCAAAAAACATTGGTTGTTTTTTGGAATCAACGTCATTAGTGTTAAAGACGGTAATTCCTTCGAACATTTTTTGTTTTTGCGATTGAACTTTAAATTTTACAACTTTCACAATCCTCTTCTCCCTTTGAACTTAAAATTTCATTTACTAATTCATCAATACTATTTACCTTTTCTTCTTTTGCTTCATCAGTTTTTCCATCATAAGTGTTTTGATAATACGCTGTTTTATGTCCAAATTTAAAACAAGTAAGCATATCTTTTGCCATAACACTCACAGGAACTTCATTATCTGAATAATTCTCTGGATTATAACTCCAATTTCCACTAATTGATTGATCAAAAAACTTTTGCATAACAGCAACAACATTAATATATCCCCTATTACTAGACATATCCCAAAGAAGTGTATAGTTATTTTTCAAAGTTGCATATTGTGGAACAATCTGTTTGAGTGGTCCCTTTTTAGATTGCTTTACAGACAAATATCCACGAGGAGGTTCAATACCATTTGTTGCATTTGATACAACTGAACTAGATTCACTTGGCATCTGTGCAGATAATGTAGAATGACGAAGACCATATTTTTGAATAAACATCCTCAATTCTTCCCAATTATGCTGAAAGGGAATGTTGGAAATCTCATCTACATCTTTTTTATAGGTATCAATGGGCAAAACACCATCAGCGTATTTGGTATTTGCGAATAAAGAACATGGACCTTTTTCTTTTGCAATTTGATTTGAAGATTTAAGTAAGAAATATTGAAAAGATTCTGAAAGTCCGTGAACAGCATCCCATGCTTCTTGTGAATCATAGTTGAATCCAAGTTTTGCAAGATAATGTGCAAGACCAATAAATCCAATTCCAAGAGATCTACGTGCCTTTGTAGACTTTTCTGCGGCAATTACAGGATACTCTTGATAGTCGATTAATTCTTCAAGACTACGAACTGATAAATCACAAAGTTCTTGAAATTCTTCATCATCTTTTACTTTACCTACATTAATTGCAGACAAAATGCAAAGTGCAATTTCTGCATTTTGGTCATCAATGTGTTCCAGTGGTTTAGTCGGAAGAGTAATTTCGGCACAAAGATTAGACATATTCACCTTATCCTTAAAGGAACTATGAGTGTTACAATGATCTATATTCATAATATAGATGCGACCTGTTTCCGCACGTTCTTTGAGAAGATTAAGAATGAGTTCTTGTGCCTTAACAACTTTTTTCGGGATGGACGAATTATTTTCATATGAAACATAAAGAGAATCAAACTTATCTGTTCCGAAAGAATCATAAAGTCCAGGTACATCATGTGGGGAGAAAAGCGTAATCTCACCATCTTGAATAAATCTTTCATAAAATAATTTACTGATTTGAATTGAATAATCAAGTTTACGAACACGATTATCCTCGGATCCTTTATTATTCTTAAGAACAATAATATCTTCTATTTCTTGATGCCAGATTGGAAAGTGGACCGTAGCACTTCCACCACGAATCCCGTTTTGTGTACAACATCTAACAGTTGATTCAAACTTTTTGAGGAATGGGATAACCCCCGTATGAGTAACTTCTCCCCCTCTGATTTTGCTATTGATGCCCCGGATTCTACCTGCATTAATACCGATACCAGCTCTTTGTGCGACATATCTGCCAATAGCCATATCACTACTAAAGATACTATCGAGGGTGTCATTAACATCAACCAGAACACAAGATGCAAATTGACGAAGTGGTGTTCGCACTCCTGCCATAATGGGAGTGGGAATGTTGATTCTGTGTTTTGATATTGCATTGTAATACCTACGAACGTAATCCAATCTTGTATCCTTAGGATATTTAGAAAAAATTGTAGCAGCAATCATCATGTACATAAACTGAGGAGTTTCATATACTTTACCCGTGCTACGATCTTGAACCAAGTACTTATCCACCACTTGTCTCAATCCAGCATAAGTAAAAAGATAATCCCTACTGTGTTTAATATAACATTCAAGTTTATTAAGTTCATCTTCTGTATATAATTTTAAAATTTCAGAATCATATACATTAATATTCACACAAAACTTAATATGAGTCAAAAAGTTTGGATGTTCTTGAAGTTTTCCATATAAAGATTTACGAATTGAAAATAAAAGTAATCTTGCTGCAACATATTGATAATTTGGATTCTCAAGGTCAATCAAATCTGAGGCGGAACGAATTAATATTTCTTGTATTTCTTCGGTACTAATTCCGTCATAAAATTGAATTCCAGATTGTATCTCAACTTGAGATGCAGACACTCCTGATATATCTTTACAGGCTTCTTCTACCATTATATGAAGTTTATCAAGATCCAAATCTTCTTTCTTTCCACTTCTTTTTGTTACCTTTGTTCCGTTACTCATGCTAGTTCCCATCTAATTAATTTTACTTTTGCTTTTAAACCAGAATATGTATTTGATTCTATTATACACTGAACATCAAGTCAAGAAAGTATCATATCAAAACACCATCTCAAATGTATCCCAAATACATCAACATCTCTTCCATTGATTTAATTTTAATTTAGCAATTGCACCAAAGTAAGTATTATTTTCAATAATTTCCATTATTTCATTTTCAGTCATACCATCTAATATTAATTCATTAATATCCTTACTTATAACGTTAGGAGGCCAAATAAGTACCTTGTTACCACTATTAATGGTTTTTTCAATTCGGTTGACAATTTCTTTATTTCTTCTTTCATTATCATAAATCATAACAAACTCAACATCAGGTTTATTTTTAAAAAACATATAATCTATATCAGCTCCAACCATTGCAATTGAGTTATTTAAAAACATACTATCAAAAGGACCTTCAACAATATAAACTTTTTTATCCCAATCAATTTTATCCCAACCAAATATTTTAGGTTGCTCTTCATCTAAAATAATTGTAATATATTTAACTTTAGATGATTTTTTTAAACTGCGACCCTGATAACCAAAAATTTGACTATCCTTAATTAATGGAATAATAATTCTTGGTTCATCATACTGAGTTGACTTGAAAGTTAGTTTTTGTGTATTGGTCCATTCTTTAAAATTTTCACAATAATATAAATCATTCAAACTTTTTTCTGGTATTTGTCTTTTTTCTAAATACTCTCTCGCAAAATGACTTTTATCTAATTCTAGAATTGTAGGAAGATTAAATATTTTTTTACTAAAAGATGGTTTTTTGAATTTAAATTGTGGTTCTGGTGTATTAGTTTTTCTACCGGTAATGCCATTTTTATATCTTTCCATTATATATTGATCATAAAGAATATTATCAATATCTTTCAAAAAATTAGTAAGAGTTCTTGATGTTCCACAATTATGGCATTTATAATTATAATCATTTTTTATTTGATATAAGTACCCTCGTGCTTTATTTTTTTGTTTTTCGGAATCTCCACAATAATTACAACGAAAATTATAAAGTCCTGCTTTTTTTCTTGTAAATTTTTGAAGCCTAGAAGAAACTAACAGAATATATTTTTCATCAATAAAACTCATTTTTTAATTTGGACTTGGCTATTTCCTTGATTATAAGGAACTTGAATCATATTGTCAACGAAAGGAATAATCAACCCAACAATTACAACTGCAGATCCAGTTAATGCAAGAGCTTGCCATTTAAATTTTGATAATTCAATTACAGTTTTTTCAATTACTTCTATTCTTTTAATAACAAGTTGATGATCCAAAGTGTTTTGTTTTTTTACTTCATCAATCATTTTAATAATTACTTCGTCAGATCTCACCGACTGCTCTAATTTTTCTTCATGAATAGCAAGCATTTTTGATATACCCTGACTTGTTTCACTGATTGCGTAAATTGCATCCTCAATTTTTTTTAGCATTTGTTCATAAATAGAAACCTTTTCTTCAAGAACTGCAACTTTAGTACTAGTTGATGATTCTTTTTGGTTAAACATTTTTCTTTCTCCTAAAGATGTTTTTGTAAAAAAATGGAAGTTTACTGTAGTTTTTTTTTCTTAAATCTACTGGAGGTTGATCTGGAGGAAGTCCTGCAATATTTCCATTAGAAGTATTATTAGTAGGCAACATCCCATCTTCACGGAGAATACGAACAGTATTAATAATTTTTATTAAAGTATTTTCTTTCATTAGATTGAATTTAAGATTTTAAGACATTCAATATCAATTGGTATATCGTGTATTGATGTTTTTGGGTAATCTGGAAGTCTACCAAAATATAAAACAAAAGTTTTTAAAATACTCCAAAGTTCTTTATTAATTTTAAAAAATAATAAAGGAGTTGTTGCTTCACCAAATACATTATAAAGAATAGTAAAATGATTCACAATTAAATGAGTGTTTAATTCACCTGTATTTTTGTATTTGTTTAGAAGTCTTTTAATCCATTTAAATCTTTTCATATCTTCAAAAAAATCATCTTGCGTGATTGCTTGAGGATTTTCATAATTTTTTATCGCAAAAATTATATAATTGTCTTCATTCAACTCATCAAATCTCATATTATGCTTGAATTGTTAAAGTAGTAACTCCAATACCAACATCAGAAGTTGTTCCGGCACCAGCAACATTTTTTACAAGTCCATTAATCACTTTATCCACTGCACCACCACCAGAAAAATCAGTAATTGTTCCAACTACTCCATTTGAAGTAGAAATTCTTAAGACAGTTCCAATTCCAGTATTTGGGACAGTAAATGTAAAAGCAACTCTATTAGTCACTTGTCCATTAAAAGTAATTATAGTTTGACCAACTCCAGGAATATTAACTGAAACGGGAGAACCAGAAGAAGATGCAGTTGCAACAATATTTGTTCCAGTAGAAGGAGTAATTAAAACAGTCGCACCAGCAGAACAATAAACTGCTTCATTCCAAACAACATGAACATATCCAGTTCTTCCTGTTCCAATTCCAGTCGTTCCACCTGCACCAATGGAAATTGGTGATGCTAAATTTGGATCCTCAAAAAATACTGCAACTGGAGTTGCTTGTCCCAATCCAGTAGTATTAGATCCAGCACCTGCGGTATTTAATCCAGCAACAGGAATCAAAATTTCATCACAATAGGAAGTAGAAAGTCCAGAGTGCATTACAGTTCCATAATTTCTATAAATCCACCCACGATTATCAGCAAAACAATTATAAGGACTTCTAGTTCTATCAGTTGCTTCAAACATACCACTAGCAACGGAATAATTTCCCAAATACTTGGGAATTGCATAATTATTTGCTGAGGTTTCAGCATTAGTAGAAATACCCCAAAGTGCCATGTGCTTTCTCGTTAATTTTTTTCCTAAACTTATTTATAAAAAATGGGGAGTGCCTCCCCGTTAATCTAATTATTTTTTTTATTTAAACTATATTTTAAAAATGAATTTAAAACTTGATATATTGAATTTTCTTTTATTTTTTTATTTCCGCCCAACCACTCCGAAATAGCAAGACAAAGTGCTAAAAAAAGAGTAAATCCATAATTATAAAATATACAAGATAACACAGAAATCACTTGAGAAGTGCTGTTTTGACTGTTACAAAAATTATATTATCAATATCATTATCAGTTGCCTTTACATACTTCTCCATCAATTGAATCACAAGTTCTTTAACTTGACGTGATTGTGCAGCTTGAAGAATAATAGGTTTTACAATTGAAACTAAAAATTTCATTTTTTTTCTCCGATTTTAATGTCCTAGATTATTTATCAAATTATAAATTCTCAATAATTTTATTATATTTCAGCAATTCCATTTTCTTAGTGCTAATGCTTTTCTAGTAGGACGACCTTTTTCATCTTTCATAGGTCCAGGCATTCCTCCCATACGAGCACAGAATGATTTTCTACGTTTTGCAGATTTAGAACCTGGTTTTAGTTTTGAAGGTGGAGTTGTAACTGCCATAGAAAGTTTAGATCCTGGATTTTGTTTGCGATAAGAAGCAATTCCTTTTGCATTCAATCCTCCTGTGGGATTTTTTCCTTCCTTTCTTTGCCATGCAGCAGATGCTTCATATACTTTTTTATTATCCGGATTTAATATAATTGTATTTGTTTTTCCTCGCTTCATCACATCAATAGGTTTATTTTTTGTTTTAGGGACATCTATTTCTATAAGAAGTTCTTCTCTCCAGTTTGAATATCCTTCCGTTGTATTTGCTGGTGGAAGAAGTCCTTTTGGTTTTGGTGAAGGAGGAAGACGTTTTCTTGTCTTTTCTGGTGAAAGAAGTCCTTTTATTTTTGCTGGAGGAAGAAGTCCTTTTGGTTTTGGTGAAGGAGGAAGACGTTTTCTTGGTGGAGTTCCACCACCATCATTTTCATCGGGAGATGGTGAGTCGGGTTGATTTTTTTTAGGTCTTCCTGGTTTTCCTCTTGGTCTCATATCTGGTTGATTTGATGTCGGTTTTTTTCTTGCCGCCGCAAGTGCTCTTATACCATGAAATATACCACCACCAAGTCCAGCAACAGTAGAACCCACATTTCCAAGAAGTTTAGAAGCAGCAGTTCCTGATGGATCTCTATCAGAAATTGGTGTGATTCTAATACTACCAAGTGATTGTCTTGCTCGTTCTAGTGGTTCGTCTACTCTTTTTTGTCTTAAATTTGCTATTTGTCTTTTCTTTTGATATGCGTATTGTTTTTCTTTAAACTTAAGTTGCCGCTCTAAGTAATCTTGATAAGGAGTTTTTCCCTTTTCTTTTTTATTTTTTCCCATTTCATCCTCTAATGCTTCTCTACCTAGTTCGTTAATTCTTTTTCTTCTTTCCTCCGGAGTTTCTTCCTTTATAATATCTTTCCAGTTTTTCATTTTACTTTAGATACTTTTTTCCTACTGATATTTATATTTTTTTTCATCATTGTTGGTTTAATTAATATGTCAGTATAAGAAGTTACTGGTTGTCCCGGAGTCATTTCTTGTGCATGTGCTCTATACTCGCAAGTTCCAATTTCATATACCTCACGAACATCTTTTAACCAACTCTTAAACATTATTCCTTCTTTTGTTACACAAATGAGATGATTAGAACCACGACGAAGTATTCTTCCTTGTAATCCAGTATTTTGATTTTCAACTAATGAACCAACTTCAAATAATCCATTATTTTTATAATTTTGTCTTAATCCATTAACATCCAGTTCTGGTGCTATTTTCCATAATTCTGTGTCTTCGGTGACTTTTATTGATTTCATTACAGTATTAAACATTTCTTGTTTTTCACTGATTTTCATAGATGCAGGAAGTCCTGTTGCAAATCTTTCATAATCTCCTACTGCAGCAGCAGTTCTCATCATTGCAGAAGAACCAGCACTTTCTACATCACTATCTGGATCCTTGACACCAGAGGAAATTACCTCAATATTATTGAATTGATAATTCTGTCCTTCTCCCTTATGAGCTAAACTTTGAAATTCACCCAATCTATCTTGCCCAACTACAATTATAACATCAGTAAATCCATCATTATAAACAGAACTTAACGCATCAAAAATTGTTCTTATTTCATCACTATCTACAATGTAATCTTCATATTTGGAAAACATAGATTTCATATATGAAATCTTTAATGATGGATTAAGAGGATTTAAACTTCCATCTTGAATACGACTTGGATATATGCGATATTCAAATCCTCGTCTTGTTGCTTGATTATAACCCGCCTTTAACAATGCTTCGTGATTTTTCGATGGTGGATTAAACCTACCAAGTAAAATTACAATACCTTTTATTTTCTCTTGTTGTTGTTCTTCGTCTTTTACAACTTGTGTAGATGTTGGTGATATTGTTTGTGATTTTTTATTTTCTTGTGGTGAAACCTCTATATCTTTTGGACTTTTATTTCCTCTTCCAAAATATTTTAATTTTCCACCAATCGTTTTTGCTACTAAATTTCCTTGATTGTCATAATAGTCTCCATGCCCATCAGATACAAGACCTCTATTTTTTGCTTCGGTAGATGCAAGAGTTTCAATAGCCTCTTTAATAAATTGGGCAAATGTCTTCATTTATGTAAAGTTTTTAGTTATTTATTAAAAAACTTTATTTTTTAGATTTTTTATCTCTTTCTTCCAATTCAGCTTCCAGTCTTCGTGCTATCTCATCTTCCAACTCTTGATTTTCAGCATCTTCTTCTCTTTGTTTTATTATTTTTCGTATTGTTTCTTGTTTTTTTCTTTCGGCATCTTCTTTTTTTTGCGCGTACGCAGAATTTACATCTTCTAAAAATATTTGAAATGTTTTCATAAGAAATTGTATTTATACTCTATTTTTTATATTTATACAAATATAAAAAAAGGAGGTTTCTAAACCTCCGTAAATCAAATATCTCCCTTTACCCTATTTTCTGATTTATAAACAGAAAAAGTTCCTTCTGGATACCTTGCGGATAATTTTTGATAGTTAATTTCCATCAATTCTTCAAATGTAGTATCAAGAGCAATACAAAGTTGAGACATATACCATAAAATATCTCCTGCCTCTTTTTTCATATGAAGAACATTATCTTCATTATATGGTTTTCCTTGTAAAAATATTTTTTTAATAATTTCGGCAAGTTCTCCTGCCTCAGCACTAACTCCAAGTGCTGCAGTCATAAGACGAGGAATATCAGCATCATTAACTTCTAATTCAGCTAAACGAGAAAGTAAAGATGGAAAATCACTACTTTCTTTACTTGTAGTTTTTTTTACAAACTCAATGTATTCCTGAGAATTGATAACTTTTTTGTTACTTCCACCAGGAAGATTTTCTTTTTGAATATCAATCAAAACTTAAACCCCTCAAATGATTTTTTAGATTTTCTTTCTTCATTATTATACTCTTCTTCCTTTTCAGAGTCAAGTATATCGTCTTGTGCTGTTTGCTCTACATCATAAAGTCTCATTTTTGCTCTATCAATTCCTATTACAAATCTTTTATTGATTGACACATCATTGTCTCGATTTTTAATCTGTTTGAACATTACTTGATTGAGTTGATCTAATTCTTCAGTTCTTATCATACCAATCATCATATCAGCAGTAGCAGGAAGTCCGAAACTATTTTTTGTTAAAATACCATTACAATAAAATAAGTTGTCCCCAGATACACTTATATCCACAGTTTCCTTAATTCCACATTCTTCTATGAGTTCAACCTCATCATTATAATCAATGCTTTTATCGGATAGAAGATTTTTTTCGTTTTTTTCAGTTTCTAACTTAATTAGTAAATCAGATAGTTCAAATAAATCCAAATCACTAAAACCAGATCTAATTAATTTGTCTGCCCTGCATAGACATTTTTCTTCAAGTTCCGTCATTCAATACCACTCCACTTAAATACTTTACTTTTTCTTGAATGTCATCATCATTCCAAACATAATATACCACATATCCACGAGAAATGGCAAGGTTTTCTTTTGTCTTTTGATACTCCAATACTTTATCATAATCTCCAATACCTTTCCATTCTTCTTTTTTTCTTGAATGCCAAAATAAATTATTATATTCTATAATTATTTTTTTACTTTTAATCACAAAATCATAAAAATAACTTTTTCCGAGTTTATTATCAGTCAAAACAAATTCTTTATTTCCAGAAATACCCCACACTACATCTTCTTTTTTTATTCCATTTTTTCTTATTTCTTTATATATTTTTATTAAAAATTTTAACGATTCTTTAGAAACATATGTAGTGACTGTTTTAGTTCCATACCTTTCAAGCATAGTATTTATTCTTTTATTAACTCCATTATAAAATATTTTTTTACCCTCCTTTTCACCATATTTTACAATATATCTACTTAAAGTATTAGAGCATTTATCTAAATAAGGTTTTCTTAAGTTTTTGATTTCATTATTATCACCAAAACCAAGATTTTTCCAATACTCAACACAGATTGGATTTTGTATTTTATAATTAAATGTTTTTTCGTGTCGTTTTTTAGAATTATTTGATTGTATTTCTGATATTTTTTCTTTTGCTTTTATTTCTGTATATCCTTTATCCAACCAATATTTAACATTTAAAATACTGTTTACCACTGGTTTAGGTCTATTTTTTAGTTTATTTTCATAAAGGTTAAGTTGATCTTTACCATATCTAATTTCTATTTTTTTCTTCACACTTTTTTCAGACTTATATTTATCATATTTTTGTTCTATATCATTCTCATATAAAAGAGATAAATCACATAATAAAGCGATAGTTCTTAATTGGGAACTGTTTGGAACTTCATCTATAGAATCAAGATATTCTTCAATATACCCAGTATTTTTATTAAAAAAATCATAGTTAAAATAATGTGAAAATTTTTTATTACGTTTCAACCAATCCAATTTATTCGCATAACTGTTATATTTTTTCATATAAATTAAGTCTATTGTATCTGGTTATTATTTATATACCAAAAACAATAGACTTTATAATTATATATTAGTATTAAGACAATCACCAACAGATAAACCAGAATTGAATGACTTTCTGCCATTATTGGTTGGAAAAATATGTTCTTTACTTACAATAATATTTTTTCCGTTTTTAGTAGTAATCTTGATACATTCCTTATCTTTCTTATGATGAACCATCATTATAGTTTTATAATTATCTTGAGATTTAATTTGATCGCCGACAGACACTTCAGAAATTTTTTTATTACTACCATCCCGCATTTCAACGATTTCATCAACAAATATACATTCTGAAGTATCAGACATATCTGGATCAGAATTATTATAACCACTACGAGTAAGTTGAGTAGCTGTCCATAATGGAAAATTGTGTTCTACTGCCAAACCACGAAGTTCCTCAGAAATAGATTTAACA